CGCCAAGACCGATTACGAAGGCCGGTTGGTGGACCTGACCCAGTCGTTCATCAAGGAAGAGTATCTAGCGTTCCCGGTTTCGGCCCACGACGACATGCTGGATGCACTGGCGCGGTTCCTCGAACCCGAGCTTCCGGTCGCATGGCCAATGGCGATGCCTGAAGACGATGACGATTCCGAGTTCGGCCAGGGGCGGAACCCGCACACCGGATATTGAGGAGAGCGCCTGATGGCCGCTTATAACAAGTTCCAGGCGTTCGTTGAGAACGTGGCTGAGAAAGTGCATGATTTGGGCGCCGACACGCTCACGGTTGCGCTAACCAACGCAGCCAACGCCCCCGTAGCGACCAACAGCATCCTCTCGAATCTGACGCAGATCGCATACACCAACCTGTCGGCTCGCACGATCACTGTGACGAGCTCGGCGCAATCCACTGGCACCTATAGTCTGGTGACTACGGATAAGGTGCTGACAGCCTCTGGCGGTTCAGTTGCCGCGTTCCGCTACCCGGCAATCTACAACGATACACCCACGTCGCCGGCTGACCCACTCATCTGCTGGTTCGACTATGGCTCCGACCTGACGCTGGCCGATACCGAGACATTCACGCTCGACTTCGGTTCGAGCCTCTTCACGCTCAACTGATGGACGCGCTCACTAGAGAGAAGTTCGCCGAGTTCCAGGGGCGCGATCCTCATCCGTCTGGGGCCGACCGGAAGATTTGGCACATCCAGCAGCCCAACTATCCGCAATACCGCTTCGAGTGGCACCCGCAGAAGCGCAAGGTCTACCTCATCCGGGTGGGCACGACCCCGCTGATGGGGGAGGTCATTGCCGAGCATGCCGAGACACACGGCGCTGCCTACAGTTTCGTGCAGACGTTCCTCCGCGGCTTTCGCGAGGGACAGACGCCGACCCCCAAGCCACACCTGGAGGGCTGAATGTCTGATTACGATGAGCTCGCGAAGGCGCTCTATGCGATTGACGCTGGCAGCAACGGAACTCCGTATGCAAAGCTTACCGCTGATGAGCGTGCCCCGTATGAGCGCGAGGCGAAGCGCACACTGATGGAGCGCAGGGCCGCAGCCGATCCGGATGCAGCTCGCAAGCGTTTCGCGGAACTCACCGCGCAATATGACGCGATAGACGCCAAGCGCACCAAGCTGCAACTGGAACGCGACAGCAAGGTGGACACGCACCCTGAGAAGGACATCCGCGCCTATCGCGATCGGATCATCAAGCTGCACAACGAAGCTGCCCCGATCGAGGAAGAAAGGGCGGCAATTTCTCGCGCGCTCGGGGGCAAAACGGCGGCATGAAGGTTCGCTGCCCGACCTGTTCAGGCTCAACCCGCAAGGGTCTGTTGTGGCTGGGCGGTAATGACTGGCTCGAATGTCCTGACTGCGTCGATGGCCAAACCGAGGTCGTCGCAACCCCGTTCGTTCCTCGTGAGCGCCTGGTGACAATGGCTACGTCCAGCCACGTCGAGCGCACGTTTCACCCATCGGTCGCCCATCTGCAGGATGCCATATGTCGATCTATCGCCTAGCGCAGACCAGCACGTCGACGACCAGCGGCAACGCCGCGGCCGATGTGGCGACGCCAACCGCGTCGGGCGTGAAGCCGCGCCTGATGGAATACGGGCTGTTCCTTGGTGCTGCGACAGCCTCGACCTTCTCGCTTCGCCGCACATCTGCCTTGGGCACGCGCACGACGCCGACTGCCTTGGTTCCCGAAGACCCCGACGACATCACGCTGACCGGCACAACCTTGGTGGACCAGGCTGTGGCGTTCTCGGCCGAGCCTACCGAAGTCACCGCGAAACTCGCCTCAATCGGCCTTCCGGCGACGATTGGAGTGGGCGTCATCTGGACGTTCCCCCGCGGCATCAAGATCGCGGCCCAGCTTTCGATCTGCGCGATTCACGACGCGACCAACGCAGCCTCGCATCATCACAACGTGGTCTGCGACATCTAAAACATGGCCTTCAGCTACTGGCGAACAGGCACCTATCCTGCGAACCAGGGCGGGCAGGGCACACAACGCGATAACGGCTTCGACAATTACGGTTATCAGAATTACGTTCAGGCCAAATACTGCAAGCAGCAGCTCCGCACCGATCTCATCACGGTCAGCCTGTGGACGCCAGACCTTCTGGGGAGCTCGCTCAAGGGATGGTTGCAGGCCGACCACGTAGGCGGCGCCAACGGATCGGCAATTACAAGCTGGCATGACGATAGCGGGGGAACGGACGCCACCAGCCTGGGCAATGACCCGGACCTCGCCCAAGCCTTTGTAAACAACCTCAACGCCGTCAATTTTACGGGCGCGAACATCGACCTCCTGACTTGGACCAACGTGTCGTCCTACACGGAGGGAGCTCTTTTCCTCGTCGCCAGGGCCAAGAGCGCCAGCGCTTCCGTGTCATTGCCAGTGGGGCGCATGGGCACGGCGGGAGCCTTCGAGCAATACAACAACGGCGGCGTGAGCAGCGGCACGCTGACCAGCGAGTTCCTGAGCAACGCGGTGCAGACCGTAACCGGGTTCGGCGATCCCAGTCCGTGGCACATTCTCGGCCTGACATCGAAAGCGAGCGACTGGAGGGCACGCAAGAACGGGCTGCAAATCTTCTCGACGGTAACGAACACGGTTGCGGGGTTTGCCGGATCGTCCCTCATTGGCAGGGACGACATCGGAGGGCCGAATTTCGACGGCTATCTCGCCGAAGTCATTCTCTGCAATGTCGTTCCAGTCCTTGCAGACCAGCAGAAGATCGAAGGCTACCTAGCGTGGAAGTGGGGGCTGGTCTCCGCCCTCGATGCGGCACATCCTTACAAATCGGTCCCACCAAAGCCGCCGACCTACACGCTGGCTGTGGATGCCGGAAGCTACAGCCTAACCGGAACCGCTACAGGACTAGCCGCACAACGCAAATTGGCCGCGGCGGTCGGCAGTTATTCGATTACCGGCACAACGACGGCTCTAAGGATCGCCCGCAAGCAAGTTGAGGCAGTCGGCAGTTATGTAATTACCGGAACCGCCACCGCGTTAAGGGCAACTCGGACACTTGCTCTTGCACCCGGCTCTTATTCGATCACCGGAGTAGCGACCACTTTCAAGGTGTCGATGCCATCTTCGGTGGGTTCGTATGCGATCACCGGGACTGCGACAGGACTAAGGGCGGCAAGGCGGCTAAGTGGGGCTGTCGGGTCGTACTCGATCACTGGGCACGCGACCGGCCTGTCGGTCAAGCTGCCGATCGATCCGGGGGCGTATGTCCTGACCGGGACATCGGTAAACCTGACTTACCACACGGCGGTGACTGGCGTCATCCAAGTTACCCCGGGGGTCTATTCCCTGACCGGCAGCACGGTCGGGCTGAAGTGGGGCAGGCACATAAGGCCGGCGATAGGGAGTTACGCCCTCACCGGAACCGACATCGACTTCATTTATCACAGCCTGTGGAACGTAGAATCCCATCCGGGCGCAGCGGGGTGGACACCCTCACCCTCGATTGCCGCAGGGCTGTGGACGAAAGAGCCGGGGCCAACTCAACTGGAATGGAGTAACTGACATGGCGAGGAAATCATCCCGCGTCCGCATCAAGGGCGCCGACGAGGCTGACAAGCAGCAGATCGCAGCCGCCCGGGCAGCCAATGAGGCTGGCGAGCCCAACACCAAGAACGCTGCAGCGGCTCCCGAAGCAGCTCCGACTGCTCGTGAGGCACGGGAAGCAGCCCAGAAGCTGTTCGACAAGGCCGATGAGGAAGGCAAGGCGGCGATCATCCGCGAGACCTCCACTCGCCGGGCGGTGTTCGGATGATGGAGCGCGAAATCGAAGCTGTGCGCGAGGCGCGCCGTATTCTCGAACTAGCGCGGAGCCATTTGGATTCGTGCAATGATGCCGCGCGCGAGGCGGAAACCGCTTTCTTCAAAGCATCAGAAGACCTCGGCGCGGCCAGAAAAGCGCTGATGACGGCGATCACTGGCGTTCCGGTGTTCGGCTAGTGCAATCGGTTGTTGCCCTGCCTGTTCGCACGGACAACGCGGACCCGCGACGCGTCAATCTTGAGGACGCTGTCGAGCGGGTCGCGGAGGAGCTGAGTCCAGCAGCGAAGCTCAGCCGTCTGGCGGCCAAGCAGGGCAACTTCGCCGATGCGATGAGCGCGATCGACTTGGTCGAGCTCGGCGCAAAGGTGGTCGACGAGTACGAACGCGACAAGGAAGATCGGAAAGAATGGGCGGATATTGCTGAGGAAGCATTGTCGGCGGCGAGCCAGGGAAAGGCGTGCGAGGAAAAGACCTATCCGTGGAAAGGCGCCTCGAACGTCCGCTTCCCGCTGCTGACCTCCGCTGCTCTCCAGTTCAACGCCCGCATGTATCCCGCCGTCGTGAAGGGCGACGAGGCGGTCCTTTGTAAAGTCATCGGGCAGGACAACGGCCAGCCTGAATTGGGGCCGGACGGACAGCCTTTGGCGCTTGCTCCGGACGGCAAGCCGATGACCGCGACTGAAGCTGCCGCATTGCCACCGGAAATGATGGCCCAGCTCGCCCCGAAGTGGAAGGTCCGACCGGGCGCGAAGACCAAGCGAGCACAAAGGGTCAGCGAATATCTGAACACCGTCCTGTTTTACCGGATGGAGGACTGGGAAGAGGACACCGACGCCCTCCTGATGCAGCTTCCGATTGTGGGATGTGTGTTCCGCAAGGTCTGGTTCAGTGCGGAGAAGGGCGTTCAGTCGGCAATGGTGCCAGCGCTCCGGTTGCTGGTTCCGGATGGGGCGCGGTCACTTGCTACATCTCCCCGGGTCACCGAGGAAATCCCCGACGTTTACCCGCACCAGATCAAGCAGGCCCAGCGGGAAGGCCGGTATCTCGACGTGGATCTCGGGATGCCGTCGAAGGCCGAGAATGACGACGGGCCAAGGCTGCTGCTTGAGCAGCATCGGCTGATAGACCTCGACGAAGACGGACTGGACGAACCGTACATTGTCACCGTCGATCACGAGACGCGGCAGGTTCTGCGGATCGAGGCAAATTTCGGCCCCCAAGACGTGGAGATGGACGATTCTGGGCGAGTAATCCGCATCCACGCCGGTCAGTTCTACATCAAGTACGGCATGTTCCCGCATCCCGAGGGCAAGTTCTACGACATCGGGCTGGGCCACCTGCTCAAACACCTCAGTGGGGTGATCGACACCGCCATCAACCAGTTGATGGACGCCGGGAACGCCCAGACGGCCGGCGGCGGATTTATCGGGTCAGGGGTGAGGCTCCAGACCCGCGGCAACCGGGGCAGGATTGTACTCCAGCCCGGCGAATACAAGACGGTCGACGTATCCGGAGATAATTTGCGGTCCAACATCGTCGAGCGGACGCTTCCGAATGTCAGTCCGGTCACGTTCCAGGTGCTCGATCTCATCATGGGTGCAGCTCGCGATATTTCCGGCGCGAAGGACGTAATCACCGGGGAAGCATCGAATACCGGCCAGGTTGGAACAACCCTCGCATTGATCGAGCAGGGCCTCCAGGTGTTCAACGCAACTGCAAAGCGCATCTTCCGCTCCCTCAAGGACGAATACACACTGCTGGCCTTCAACATCGGCAAATATGGTGGTGAAAAGGCAAAGCTCGATTACGCCAACGTCCTTGACGACCCGGAGGCCGACTTCGAGGCCGATTTCTCTGCAGACGACATGGACATTCGGCCGGTTTCAGATCCGTCTTCCGTGACCCGGATGCAGAAGATGGCCAAGTCGCAATACATCATGGGCACGATCCCCATGCTGGCGACGGTCGGCGGTGATCCGAGGGAAGCGCTGAAGCGGGCTTACGAAGCTGCGGACGTGGAGGACATCGAGAAGCTGATCCCACCGCCGAAGCCGCAGCCGCAAGACCCGGCGGCAGAGGCCGCGAAACAGGCCCAGGTCGAATTGCTCATTAACAACGCCCGCAAGAGCGGAGCCGAGGCCGACAAGACGATGGCCGAGGCGGCTGAAACCGTTCTCGACGCCCAGAAGAAGAAGCACGACCTCGGAATGCAGGCGATGCACGAAGGCATGGGAGCCGCGACCCTTGACCATTGACGCCGAGGCTTTCGAGGCGTGGCGCGATCATCCCGTGACCCAATGGGTGTTCGCTGCCTGCCGACAAGCGGCACAGGACAACAAGGATTTATGGGTCAGCAAATCATGGGATGCCGGTCTGACGGACGAGACCGGACTGGCCGAAGCCCTGATCGAGCTACGGACACGCGCTGACGCTTATCTGGCGCTAGCCGACACGACATTTGAAGGCTGGCAGGAATCTAACGGCGAAGAACCCGAATGACCACCATCGCTTGCGACGGCAAAAGCATGGCGGGCGACGGGCTCGCTGCCCGCGAGACGCTCATAACCGTGCTCGACGCCATTAAGGTCACGAGGCTCGATGATGGGCGGATTGTCGGCACGGCTGGCGAGAAGCCTGACACCCGCAAGTTTCGGGCTTGGCTGCAAGAGGGCGGAACGAAGCCGAAGCTCAAGGATTTGGCCGCGCTTGTTCTGCATCCGGACGGGCGGCTCGTGTATCATACGGATTCCGACATTGAGGGAACGCCGACCGGGTTACCGAACGCGATCGGCTCCGGGTGCGAGATTGCCATTGGGGCCATGTTGGCTGGCTTGTCGCCCGAAAAGGCAGTCGAGATAGCCGCCACGCGCGACGTTTACACTGGCGGGACAATCACGGTTTTTCGGAGAGACGAATGACGAATGATTCTGGACTTCAGCCGATGGAGTTCAACGTGGTGGTCCGCATGGACGCGGCCGAAGAGAAGACGCCGGGCGGGATCATCCTTCCCGTCTCGACGCAGGACCGCGACAAGCTCGCAGCCGAGGAAGGGGAACTGGTGGCGGTCAGCCCCCACGCCTTCACCTATGCGGAGTGGCCAGAAGGCGAGCGCAAGCCGCAGCCGGGAGACCGGGTGGTGATCGCTCGCTTCGCCGGCATCCTGCGCGAGCGCAACGGGCGGGATTACCGCATCGTCAAGGACAAGGACATCGTGGCCGTGGTCGAGCAGGCGGACAAACCCGCCAGCAACCAAATGGCTAACCAGCATCTGCCGGATTACGCTGTTTCGGCGGCGGCATAGGAGACGGAAATGTCTGAGTATTTCAACGCCAAGGAAGCGGTTGTGCTGACCAAGCACGACACCAACCCGCTCGCCCGCCAGCCGCAGCAGATATTGATCGCGGCGGCCGGCAACCTTGTGTTTGCGGCCCAAGGAAGCCCCTCTTCGGCTGCCGACATCACCATTACCGGCGCATTGGTGGGCACGGTCCTGCCCATCCGCATCGCCTATCTGCGTTCAACCGGCACCACCGCAACGGTCGTCGGTCTTTGGTAAGCGCGGCCCGCGCATGAGGGCATTTCACTAAAAGAGGAGCCTGCAGTGGCCGAAGAAAACGCCGCCCCCGAGGGGGGTGACGAAGGCGCAGCCGCGCCCGAAGACGTTCTGGTTCTCGACACCCCGGTTGAGGAACCGCCGACATTGGAGGACGTGGCATCCGAGCTCGGCTGGGTGCCCAAGGACAAGTTCAAGGGCAAGGAGGAAGACTGGAAGCCCGCCGTCGACTTCATCCGCGAGGGCAAGAACATCCAGAAGGGGCTGGCGAAGGACGTTAAGCGCCTAAGCTCGCAAATGGAGAACATGTCTCGCACCAGCGCGGCAATCCTCCAGGAGCGCATCGATGCCGAGAAGGCCCGCCTCGAAGTTGCCCACCGCAAGGCCGTCGAGGATGACGATCCGGACGCCGCCCTGAAGATCGGCAAGCGCATCGATCAGCTCGATCGGCAGGCGCAGACTACCGCTGGTCCGACATCCGATGTTCAGGAATGGGTCCAGCGCAATTCGTGGTTCACGACCAACCCGCTCGCCAATGCGATTGCGGTCCAGACCGCAGAAGCCTTCGCCCGTCAGGGCAAGGGCGTTGCCGAACAACTGCAGGCCGCCGAAGACGAAGTGAAACGGGCCTATCCGCACCTGTTTCCGACGACCAAAGCGCCGGCAAGCGTTGCTCAGCCCGGTTCACGATCCGCATCACCGACTGCTCGCGCCAAGGGGTTTTCGGACATGTCGCGCGAGGAACAGGCCATCGCCACCGACATGGTGGAGCGAGGCGTCATCCCGAACGTGGACGCTTACGTCAAACACCGCTTTGCCAGTGAAGGGAAATCCAGATGACCGAAGACCGCACGCGCCAAGGGCGCGGCGCCGAGGTGGCGCAGGAACGCCGCCGCCGCACCGAGGCTACGCTTAGCACTCGGGTGAAGCTGGCAATTCCAGAAGACGTTGAAGCGAAGCTGAAGGCCGAGGGCCGGACGGCGCGCTGGGTGAACGACGAGGGAAACCGCATCCACAACCTCACCGTAAAAGACGATTACGACAAGGTTGATGGCGTCGAGCCCGTGCGAGTTGGCGTTGCCCAGGATGGCACGCCGGTACTCGCCCACCTTTTGTCCAAGCCGACCGGCTTTGTCGCGGAAGACCGCAGCAAGGCAGAAGATCGGCGCAGGGACGTGGAGCGCGCAATGGTCAAGGGGCGAGTCCCCGGCAGCCCTGGCGCCGAAGCAGCGCCCGTTCCGGGTCAGCTGGGAGCGCAGACCTACGTGGATGCCGCCAGCTCGATCGGGCGGGGTAACCAAATCATCGAATAAAGGAGGCCACTCATGGCCAATGCTATCGTTGCTCGGGGGCTTGTGCCCCTGAAGGACGCAGCGGGAAAGCCTTACAATGGCGCGGTGGAGATGTTTTACCACCCGGCAACGGATGGCACCGCGCTGTATATCGGTGACCCGATCGTGAAGGCCGGTTCGGCCGACGCGGCCGGTGTCCCAACCGCGATCCGCGGTTCCGTAGGCGGCCCGTTCAGCGGCGTCGTTCAGGGCTTTCTTCCTGACGGCACGACGAACATGGTCGGCTTCGGCGCGGCATCGACCGGCTATTACTTCCTCGCCTGCACCGATCCTGACCTCGTTTACGAGATTCAGGAGGACGGTGTCGGCGGTGCCATCGCGGCGGCTGATATTGGTCTCAACGCCAACATCATCCTCGCAGCCGGAAGCGCTACCACGCGCCGCTCCGGTGCCATGCTCGATACGTCGACCAAGGCAACCACCGCCGCTCTTGAACTCAAGATCATGGGCCTCACTCAGCGCCCCGACAACGCGCTGTCGCTGAACGCCAAGGTCTTGGTCAAGATCAACAACCACACCGACGCCAACGTCGTTGCTGGCGTCTAAGGGAGGGCTGAGAAATGGCACTTATCACTCGCTCATCGCAGCCCGATCTTCTGTGGCCGGGCATCCAGGCCATCTTTGGCACCAACTATGAGAAGCTGGACAAGGAATACACCCGTATCTTCGATGTCCGGCGCTCCAACAAGGCTTACGAGAAAGTCAGCGAAGCGACCGGCATGGGCATGGCCGCGGTCAAGGCGGAAGGCGCGTCGATCATCTACGACGCTCCCAACACCGGCCCGGCGACCGTGTTCACGCACGTCACCTACGGTCTCGGCTACATCATCACCCGCGAGGCGGAAGAGGACAACCAGTACCAGCAGGTCGCCGAAGCAAATGCGGCCGCGCTGCCCTGGAGCATGAACACGACCAAAGAGGTCGTCCATGCCAACATCCTCAATCGCGCCGCAACGGCCGGCTATGTCGGCGGTGACGGCGTGGTGCTGGCCTCGGCTTCGCACCCCACCGCCAACGGCACGCAGTCGAACCTGCTGACCGCGGCGGATTTATCGGAAGCGGCGCTCGAGGACGCGCTGACCGCCATCGCAACGGCGAAGAACAGCGCCGGCCTCCCGATCGCCTTGCGCGCAGTGCGCCTGATCGTCGGCCCGGGACAGATCTTCAACGCCACTCGCATCCTGGAGTCCGAGGGACGCACCGGAACCGCGAACAACGACCCCAACGCAATCAAGACGCTGGGCCTCGTTCCCGAGATCGTCATCAACCACTACCTCGACGATCTCGACGCCTGGTATCTCCAGACCAATGCCCCGAACGGCTTGATCTCGTATCAGCGCCGCGCGCTCGACATTGAGAAGGACGAGGACTTCGACACGGAGAATCGCAAGCACAAGGCCACGGAACGCTATTCGGCGGGCTGGGGCGATTGGCGCTCGGTCTTCGTGAACCTCGGCGCATAGCCTCCGACGGAACGGCCGGAGCCGTAAAGACCGGCCACCCTCTTTCATCAAGGAGCCCAGACGATGGGAACCACCAACTTTAGCGACCTCGCTTTCGATACGGTCAGCGGCGGCGGTGTCACTGCTGCTGGTTCGGCCCTCACGCTCACGGCCGCCCTGCATGGCGGACGGACGATTCTCCTGGACACGGCGGCTGGTTCCACGGTCACCCTGCCCGCGGCGACGGGTTCGGGCGTCAAGTTCCGCTTCCTCGTTTCGGTTATCGCCACGTCGAACAGCCATATCGTCAAAGTCGCCAATTCCAGCGACACGATGACGGGTATGCTGGCGTCGATCTCGGACGATGCCGGGTTCCCGCTCAAGGGCTATACGGCGGACGCCACGGCCGGCGCGGACACGATCACCCTCAACCGCACAACCACCGGCTCGACGGTCAAGGGCGAGTGGTTCGAGCTCGAAGATTATGCCGCAAACAAATGGGCCGTTAAGGGCATGATCGCCGCTACCGGCACCGAAGCGACCCCGTTCAGCGCGACTGTCTAATGGCTCAGCCGTGGGGCGAGTGCATGAGGTGTGGCTTCATCCGCCGCCTCAACGAGCTCTGCCAAGAGTGGACTGGGTTAAGGGTATGCCGCGATACCTGCAGAGACCCACGGCCCGCCGACACCAGGCCGCCTTCGTACAAGCCGGAGGGCGTCCCACTGCCCAACGCTTCGCCCGCCACCGAGCCGATCTATCGTGAGGACTGGCCCATCGCTGAAGGTGACGATCTATGACCACCTCTGGCGTTACGGAATGGGGGCTGACTGCGGCTGCTGTCATCCGTCAGGCGATGGTCGAGCTTGGCGTCCTGAACGGCGGAGACGAGCCGGAAGCCACCGAGGAAGCGGACGCGATGCTGCGCCTCAATGCCATGCTCAAGACGTGGGGCGGTGAAGCCAATCTATTCCGCGAAGCTACGGGGACTCTGGTCATCGTCGGCGGGTCGGGTGCCGGCGCGCTTCCTTCCGAGGTCCGGCAGGTGAACAGCGTCCGCCACGTTTCAAGCGCGACCTACCAACGTCCCCTCTTGGAGTGGAACCGCGACCAGTATTTCTCGCTTCCGAACCGGACGGCGGTTGGCAACCCGACCATGTATTACCTGAGCAAGACGCCGCTCGTTTGGGAAATCCGCGTCTGGCCGGTTCCAGCCACCGATATCACCTTGCACATCGACTACAGCCGAGCGGTCGAGACTGTGACCGATGTAGAAGAGACGCTGGACATCCCGCAGGAATGGCAGGAGGCCGTTATTCTAGGCTTAGCTGCTCGGTGCGCGTCGATGTTCGGAACGACGAGACTGGACCCGGGAACGGTCCAGCGGATCGATGCGGCTTCGGCGGCGATGTACCAGAAGCTGTTAGATCGCGACCGGCCAGACAGCTACTATTTCGAGCCGTGGGATAGCTGCTATTCCTGATGCCATGCTCGGCCGCGGTGCCTACCGCCGCGATGCTGGGAACCTTCCTGAACTGAAGCTCATCAACATGTTCGTCGAGCCTTCGCCCGTGAGCGACGAGGGCGTGACGCTGCTTTCGTTCCAAGGGCTGATGTCTTCGGCAACAAGGGGCGCAGGCCCGATCAACGGCATCTTCCAGAAGGCGGGCCTGTTCAACGGGGACACGTTCACGATCTCCGGCACCCACCTCTACCGTGCCGGGACCGATCTCGGGGCGATCGACGGGACCGGCCCGGTTTCGTGGGCATCATCCGATATTGAGCTAGTCGTCACCCGTGGGGCCAGTGCCTGGTCCTATAACGGTACGAACCTAGCTGCTGTTGCTTTTCCCGACAGCGCCAATGTGACCGCCGTCGCCGGCGTCATCGGCGGGCTGTTCCTTTACGCACGGGCTGGCAGCGGAAGGTGGTACTGGTCTGCGGTTCTCGACGGGCGGACTGTCGATGCCCTCGATTATGCTACTGCCGAAAGCGCCCCGGACAAGCTGCGCGACATCAAGACCGTCGGCGACAATGCGTTCCTGCTCGGCGAAGACACGATTGAGGTCTGG